GATGGATGCAGATATAGATTGGTGCTTACCATCTAGAGTTATCTCTATTGCCTCGCAGTGTATTGTTCCCGCCAGTTTAATGAGATCGTACACCCTGTCTTTCATGGAATTGTTGCCACGATTGACAGACTCATATGCTTCTCTACTTGTTTGTTGAATCAACATTTTTAGGCCTCGTAGTAGTTCCCAACAATGGGGTTGTATCTCAGTGATGCCATTCCCATAGCACCGTCCTGTCTAAATCTCTGCTTCTGAATGTGGATGTCTACCAACTTGGAGTCGGGGTCTGACAGGTCACGGTATACCACTATCCCTGAGTCTGACTTGTTCCTCCAGTGTGCGGAGCCTGAGATATCCCACAGGCTAGGCACTGGGTAGCCTCCATCCTTGTCACGGTACATCTTGGCAGGGTGGGCAACGATCCACAGGTGTATGCCATACCTTCTGGCGAACTGTCTCGCCCTCTTCAAGCACACTCCAATGTACTCTGTCTCAGAGAACGTACCCCTCGCACTCTCCAACTCATTCCACGGATCAATCACTAAGCCCCTGATCCCATGCCTCCTGACCAATCCCCTCGCTGTATCCAGTATCTTCTCAAGCGTCCACTCTGCATCATCCTCTGGCAGTATCCAGTGGAAGTGTTCCTTCACCCAGTCCTTGGCGTAGTTCAGTTCATCCTTGGTCATGCGTCTGCTGAATCCCTCCCTGAATGGGGCCTCAACAAACTTCTCCATGATGCGGGACATGTGATCCTCAAGTGGCTGATTCTCTGGCGAGAAGATAGCGAACCTCCAACCGTTCTTCTTGGCTATGTTAACCATCATTGAATCAATCCAGTTGGACTTGCCACTACATGGTATGCCTGTCACAACAGAGAAGCATCCCGGCCTGACTAGGTAGTGCTTATCCAGACACGCCCACCCTGTTGATGTTCCCTTCTCCAGTCCGTTGTCATACAACTCACCCAACTTGTCGGACAGATCACTGGATGTGAACGTACCTGCTATGGGGTATGGCTCCGCATGTTCGATGCACTCAGCCAACACCTTCTTGCCATGCTTGACCAGTACATCGTTGGCATCCTTGCAGTCTTCGGGCCATGTCACCCTACTGCACACCTCTTTGCCAAGCCTACGTGCCAGTTCCTCTTGCAGTCTCTGGCCGGGGGCATCGTTGTCCACCGCTATGATGTACGTCCTGCCCTTCTCTACTCCGTTGATGCGTGGCTCGTTGAGAAACTCAAACTTAGATGAGTAGTTCTTTGACTCAACGGATGGCGCACCATCAGGAACACTGACGCATTGCTTTATCCCCGCCTCGTACAGAGATAGTTTGTCCATCTCTCCCTCGACAAAGATAACAACCCCATCCTCATCTGCTATATCGTCAAGCCCATACAGTATGCGCTCTGCATTTACCTCAGACCTGAACTCCTTGGAGCCTGACCTGTACTTCACGTTCACCAGTTCACCGTTGCGGTAGTAGGGAAACGTGAGAGCCATCTTCTCCTCCTCAGACTGTGGCATGTACACCTTCTTCATGCCGATACCACAGTCGATGGCTGTCTCCTCTGATATGCCTCTCTTACTCAGCCACTCAATCGTAGCCTCTGGCAGATCGCTCTTGGGTATAGGCTCTGGCTTCCTGAACTCAGGCTTACGCCAGTGCAATCCAAGGCTGTCATCAGTACCAGACAACAGGCTACCACTCCAACCACAGTGATGGCACAACCAAATCTTCTCATCCGTGTTAACAGACAGGCACTTGGCACTCTTCTTACGCCTATCCTTACTGCACTTAGGACAGGTGGTTGCAACCTGACCACCTGTGCCAGTGAACTTGATACCAAAATCAGCGTAGTCTTTCATGCTTGGAATCCTTTTCTTCTGGGCTTGTTATTCCTGAGTATCCCATACAGATACTGCTTGGGATCAGCAGGTCTTTTCAACAGCACAATACCTATGGCCTTGGCTACCTCATTCTCCCCATTGTTCTTGATCAACTGTCCAAGAATCCCTCTGGATTTCGGGCCTGCCAACTGCTCCCATACATCCCAGATACTGTTGTTAGCAATATGTAAAGATTCTATTACAGATTCTGTGTCATCTGATTTGACAGGGTGTGTCGGCTCATTTGACAGGGTAAGGATTCGGTACATGTTGCTTCGCTGTCCGTTCTCTCCCTTCCTCTGCTCAAAGGATATGTGTCCCTTCTCACGTAACTTATTGATAATTAAGTTAACATTCTGCCGGGACATTCCCGCCCTGTTAGCGAGGTATTTTTGTGAGGGCCAACACTCTCCTGTCTCATCGTTTGCATTGTCTGATAGAAGAACCAGAATCATTTTCTCAGACGTAGTTAGGTCAAGGTCTAGTGCCTTGATGATCCTACGCATACTCATAATTTATCCTCAAAAGTTAAACGAAATTGCGATTCTATCAAAACGTTATGGTATAATCAAACGATGAAAAGTAGGAAGTACATGGAATGGGTAGCAGAACACCCATGCATTCACTGCGGGACTCACCCTGTCCAAGTCCACCACCTTAGAAGCAGTTCTCTTGGGGCAGGTATGGGCAGGAAGGTTCCCGACTATTTCACCATACCAGTTTGTCAGCAGTGTCACTCGGACTGCCACTCTCTGGAACACGACAAGGAGACACAGTACAGATGGACGTTGCAGATGATAGGGAGAGCGATGGAGAGTGGCGTGTTAAAGATGTCCTAGTTGCCATAGAGATTGAACATGATGGCGAACCGGACGATGAGATTATGAGAGCCATAATTTCCCAAGAGTTAGATCACAACATATACGTCAACAACAACGTTACGTACCGTGTTGAGGTCAAGAACATAACCTTCATGGATAAACTAAATTGATAGAAGACAGAGCGGTAGAGACACTGGAAAGAATCGACAAGGTTTTTGAGGATGACATATATCCCAAGTTGCTTTTCGTACACACAGACATGGGGCCTTACAAGGAGATGTTGAGAGGGCTGTTCATAGAGGGAGCAACCGTGGGTATGAAGGAACTATTCAAGGAGATATCAGGTGAAGAGGTACGTGATACGATCAGACGACATTAAGTGGAGATGCATAGATGCCGTCACTGACATAGACACAGAAGGCAAGAAGCAAGAAGTCATAATCAGGGAGCATAAGAATAGTCGTAGCGTGGAACAAAACAATTTATTCCATGCTATAATTAGGGCCTTGGCAGAAAGCACAGGACACAGCGTAGAAGAGATCAAGGAGTACGTCAGTCAGGAGTATCTTGGTAGTGTGGAATACACAGGACTCGACGGCACACCTAGAACCAGAGTACGCAGTACTTCTGAACTTGATGTCGAGGAGATGTCGGGCTTGATCGAAAGAGTCAAGCAACTAGCAAACCAACTTGATGTACGAATGGAGCATATTGAATATGGATGACCTGACTGAAGAAGATATCCAAGAGATGGAAGCCCAACAGGAGTACGAACAAACTGTAGCCCAATGGGAGCAGTGGGAGGAAGAGCATGGCAGTAAGTAAACGAGACTTCCTCAACGACTTGGTTAAAGAGAACGATCTCATAGTTAAGGAGGACATCTTTAACCTTGAGCGAGGCGGAAAGAATATCCCTATCATCACAAGGACAGGGATTGAGAAGATACAGTACGCAAACGAAATCAAGGTATCGTTTGAACTGATGAGCGTACCGCCTCAGAAAGACTTTGCAGTTGTGAAAGCAGTTGCAACGAAGGGTGACACAACCATTGAAACCTTTGCCTCTGCGTTGTTTGGCAAGGGGAGAGAAGGGAATGTCACAACGTTGTATGTCGTAGAGATGGCAGAGAAGAGAGCGTTGTCACGTGCTGTACTCAAACTGTCAGGCGCATACAAGTATGGTGTTTATGGTCAAGATGAATCAGAGGACTTTAAGAATGGCTGAGAAGAAGGTAACCAAGAAACCCGCAAGTAAAGGTACAGTTAGTGAAAAGCACAGAGAACTAATCATCGAAGTCATCAACCTCTCAACAGAGGTGACAAGGGATGTCATGGAGATGGGTTCTGCGTATGCCAAGGACTGCCTTGACGCGCAACGTGCTGTAGAAAGACTCGCAAGAGAGATGAAACTCAAACAAGACTCATACTGGAGTAAGTGGAAATGAGTCATTGGTATGACAAGGAGGGCAACCCACATTACGAGATTGAAGGCAAGACAGGTATGCGTAACACCACCTTGCGTGATGCTCGTAAGTATGAGTGGGTTCCTTCCGTGTCTACCGTTTGGAAAGATGTTGTTGCCTCTCCCGGTTTGAACAGATACTTTCAAGACCAGTTGTTTGATTCTATGTTGGAGTCGAAACAGTTCTGGGATGAAGATGAGTCAGCGTTCAAGCGGCGTGTGTTTGCATTGTCCAAAGAGCATTCGATAAAGTCTGCTGAGAGAGGGACGTACATGCACAACCTGATTGAGCAACAACTACTCACTGGCAGTTGCGGATCAGAAGACCCAAACGAAATACACATGGTCATGCAGACTCTCGCAAAGATGAGAGAAGTTTGTGGTGATCAGGACTGGAAGGTGGAGCAGTCATTCGCTCACCCAATGGGGTACGGAGGTAAGATAGATGTGTACTCTGATGAGTGGGTGGTTGACTTCAAGACCAAGGAAGTTTTGGATGAAGGTAAGAAGCCTGATGTGTACGACTCTCATGGCGTACAACTGGCGGCTTACAATCATGGGATAGGTGGAGGCAGGAAACTCCTCAACCTTTTTGTATCGTTTTCTTCTCCCGGTTATGTAGCAGAGTACCAATGGGAAGAAAGAGAGAGGCTGTTTAGTATGTTTGAAGCGGCCTTACAATTATGGAAACTAACCAAGAGGTATGATGCTAGATGGCAAGCGTAAACAAAGCAATATTAGTGGGTCACGTTGGTAAGGAACCTGAGTTCCGCGAGACTAAATCGGGAGACACAGTGGCGTCCTTCTCACTGGCAACCAACAGTGGGTATGGCGACAACAAGACAACCGACTGGCATAGGGTTGTGTTCTTTGGTAAGACTGCTGATGTGATCAAGCAGTACGTAAACAAGGGATCACAAATCTATGTCGAGGGAAGAATCTCTAACCGCTCCTACGATGATAAGGAGGGGAACAAGAGGTACGTGACTGAGATCAATGGGTATGTAATGCAGATGCTAGGAGGTGCAGGAGGAGACAAGCACACCGCTGATGTAGTTGAGAAGGGAGAGGACATTCCCTTCTAATGTAAGGTCATTAAACTATGACCTAGCAGAGCATATGAAGTATTCATTTGCTAGATACTGCTACCGTAAGTCGAGAAAAGACTCCTCAAAAAACTGGAGCGATGTATTCAAAAGTTTTTGGGGAGTCTCTCTTGAAGAGTACATAGAGTACGCAATCAAAAAGAATCTGAAAGACGATTACGAGGAACTTGAATGTCATTTTACAGAGAAGTGAGGTTTTTCAAACGGTCACAGGGAACAAGGACTGTGATCCTACAAAACTTTCCAGTGATCATAGATATCGGGGCCATATGTTGGGCCAAGAAATCGAACAGGAAGCAGGAGGTACTTGCACAAGACATGTCATCCAAGAGTACCTTCAAGGACATCACCGTGTATGAGATAGGTCTTGCCGATAACAGCAAGTGGATCATTCCAATGTCTGAGATATCCAAGTTGGAGATCGAAGTAGAGGAGGGGCCTGTCACATTATGAACGAGTATCAAAAGTTTATACACAAGTCTAGGTACGCCAAGTATCTGGATGAGCAGAAGCGCAGGGAGACATGGGAAGAAACAGTCGAGCGTTACGTAGACTTCTTCCAGAACAGAACGTCCATTAATCTGGATCGTGTCCGTGATGCAATCATTAACATGGATGTCATGCCTAGTATGAGATGCATGATGACCAGTGGAAAAGCATTAGAGCGCGATGCAGTCGCAGGATATAATTGCTCGTACCTTCCTATCGACAGTCCAAGAGCATTTGATGAGTGCATGTATGTTCTCATGTGTGGCACAGGAGTTGGCTTTAGTGTGGAGAGAGGCTACATCAACATGCTACCGCATGTGGCGGATGAGTTCCACGATAGCGATTCGGTTATCGTTGTAAGCGATAGCAAGATTGGTTGGGCCAAGGCTCTTAAGGAACTGGTCAGCCTGTTGTATGCAGGGCAGGTTCCCACATGGGATGTGTCAAAGATCAGACCTGCGGGTGCTAGGCTCAAGACATTCGGAGGCAGAGCATCAGGCCCAGAGCCACTGGACAAGTTGTTCCGTCACTTTGTCAGTGTGTTCAAAGGGGCATCAGGCAGGAAACTAAACTCCATAGAGTGTCACGATCTGGTGTGCTTTATCGGTGAGTCAGTGGTAGTAGGTGGTGTGCGTAGGTCAGCCACTATCTCGCTATCCAATCTGACTGATGATCGTATGCGTCACGCCAAGTCTGGTCAGTGGTGGGCTGAGAATCCACAGAGGGCTTTGGCTAACAACAGCGTGTGCTATACAGAGAAGCCTGACATGGGGATATTCCTGCGTGAGTGGACTGCCCTGTACGAGAGTCGTAGCGGAGAGCGTGGCATCTTCAATCGTGAAGCCGCGAAGAGCATGGTTCCAGAGCGCAGAGACAGTGACTATGACTTCGGTTGCAACCCCTGCTCAGAGATTATCCTCAGACCAAAGCAGTTCTGTAATCTGTCGGAGGCTGTATGCAGAGAGGGCGACACACTTGAGGACATCAAGAACAAGGTAGAGATCGCCACTATCATTGGCACTCTACAGTCCACGTTAACTGACTTCAGGTATCTGTCTCCTGCATGGAAGCGCAACACTGAGGAAGAGAGACTGCTTGGCGTTAGCCTGACAGGGATAATGGATTGTCCTGCTGTTATGAATGCCAGTGCAGATGATCTGGAATCTCTCAAGACTCACGCTATCAAGGTAAACAAACAGTGGGCCAAGAAACTGGGCATCCCAGAGAGTACCGCCATCACTTGTGTCAAGCCGTCAGGTACGGTCAGTCAACTTGTGGACAGTGCATCAGGGATACACCCTCGCTACAATTCACACCTGATTCGGAGGGTTCGCAACGATAAGAAAGACCCTCTATCACAGGCCCTCATTGATTGTGGAATACCGCACCACACTGACCCATACAATGCAGAGGCTTGGGTGTTTGAGTTCCCTCAGAAGTCTCCCAAGAAGTCTCTGACCCGACATGACCTGTCAGCCTTGGAGCATCTTGAGATATGGAAGAGGTTCTCTGTACACTGGTGCGAACACAAACCGTCAGTCACTATCTACGTCAAGGAGCATGAGTGGGTAGAGGTAGGCGCATGGGTGTGGCACAACTTCGACATTGTATCTGGCGTGTCCTTCCTGCCTAGCGCAGACGAGGCGCACTCGTATGAGTCTGCCCCTTATGAGGACTGTGATGAGCAGGAGTACAAGGCCAGACTGAAGGAGATACCAAAGGAGATTGACTGGGACTTGATCCTTGAAGAGGAGGACGTTACCACTAGCAGTCAGGAGTTCGCCTGCACAGGAGGAGCGTGTGAGTTATGAGATACACTGGGGTAAGGGAGGAAGTTTCAACCACGGAAGGATAGAAGGCTATAGATGTGAAAGGTACTCAGTAGGGGAAAAGGATAACAGGCAACACTGGTACATGCTTGCCGATCCTCACTTAACCTACCTGTGTGCCAAGGGGCCTTTCAACACACCAGAAGAACGTGACACTGCAATAGTAGAGGAGGTTCGTAAGCGTGAACTTGCTAATAATTCCTGATGCACATGCCAACCCAGACTATGACAATGAAAGGTTTACCAATCTGGGTAAGTTCATTGTGGCGCACAAGCCAGAGTACATAGTATGTCTGGGTGACTTTGCTGACATGCCATCACTGTCTTCCTATGACAAAGGAACCAAAGGCTTTGAAGGCAAACGATATAAGAAAGATATAAAGAGTTGTATTGAAGCCCAAGAGAAACTTATGGAACCTTTAAGGACGTACAACGCCCAGAAGAGGAAGAACAAAGAGAAGCAGTACAAGCCCAAGATGCACATGTGTCTTGGCAACCATGAGGATCGCATCAGCAGGGCGACTAACTCTGCGCCTGAGTTAGATGGAGCCATTGGTATCAGTGACCTACAGTACGAGAAGAATGGATGGAAGGTTACCCCATTCAAGTCAGTGCTGACTTTGGCAGGGATATCCTTCAGCCACTACTTTACCTCTGGTATATCTGGAAGGCCCATCAGTAGCGTACACCTTGGCTTCACACTGGTTTCCAAACTACATTGTAGTGCGGTACAGGGTCACACCCATTTGTACAACCACGCTGAACAGACGAGGCCTGATGGCCAGAAAATATTCGGCCTTAGTGCCGGATGCTATAGTCACCCCAAGTACTCTGAGAACTGGTGCAAGGACACTGAGCATCAGTGGTGGAGAGGAGTGATTATGTTAAACCAACTAGATGGTGAGGGTTACTACGACGAGATAGTTGCCGTTACTCAGCGGAAACTGTCGAGGGAATATCAGTAATGGACACCACGCAACCGATGGGGAAGGCAGTGATACCAAAGTAGTTGTCCTCCACATCCTTGGTGTTGGCAATCTTCAGCACCTTTGAGTCTTTAACGATGAGATATCCGACAGTCCAAAAGGTTTGCGGCTCTATCTCATCTTCTTTTTCCCACCCTGCTGATGCGTAGATGTCTAACCATTCTACGCAGACCAATCTCATAGCGCCCTCTCTATACCAGATGTCTTCCTGTTAAACTCCGCTTTCTCCTCCCTTGCTTCATCAATCCTCCGCTTCAACTCGTTAACCTTTCGCTTCTTTTGATCTGGCGCAAGACTTCTGTTCTTTCTGGTAGAAGTTATGTCTGCCTTAAGCCCTCTTATTTCAGACAAGTATCTCTTGTTCTGTGCTGAACGTGCGTCAGGAGATATTGCGTAAGGGTTAAGGCCTATAGAAGAACCAAGAAGTTTTCCAAAACTAACCTTAGTGTCTCCATACCTGTTGGTTCTACCCAAAGCAAAGTCGAACAACTTTCCTTCTATCTCTTTAGGATCAAGCCTGTACATGGCCTCGCCTAATGAGGACACAGACACTAAGCCATTACGAGTCAACCAAGGAGGCATCATCATTGAGTTCATGTAACTGATCTTGTCAAACACTCTGTCAGATAATGGATCGTTCTCGTTGACAATATCGTAACCACTCCAAGGGTCTTTGTTGGTTGTGATGGCTGTCATCAATTGCCAACCGGGGCCTATGACCCCACCCTCAATCAGTGCTTTTGAGACATCCCCCTGTCCAAGGTTGCTTGCCATCTGGCTATACCAAGACCAAGGGAAGAAGTAAGAGATGTCAACAGCCTGCCATCTTCCTTCTGAATCTTTCCAAGGCAAGAACAGCATGGTGTTGTCCTTTGCAAACTCAGGCAGTAACTCTTCCATCTTATCCCAATCATCTTCCATGAATGGGAGGGAACCGAACAAGGCCTGTGCGCTACCAATCAACATCATGTATGGAATAAATCTGTGGTACTTGCTTGGGTCATTCAGAACCTTGACCAACTCAGGCAAAACTTTAACTTGGAACGTAATGAATGGCGCTCCAAGGAAAGACGATCTCAACCCTCTGATCGTGGGGCTAACCTCACTGTAGTCAAACAAAATCCTGTTTGCTTCCTGCACAGCGATGTCTTCTATGGATAGCAAGTCTGTTTTTTCCTTAGAAAGAATCTGATTAAGTTCTGCCCTTTGGGTATCATTGCTAAGTTTGTCCATGATGACTGCAACCTTACCCAGTATTTCTATGTTCTGGTAAAGGTCACCACCAAACTCAGAAAGTTTGTTCCACATCTTCTGACCACCAGTTAGTATCCCCCACACTCCTTCCTTCTCCATGTGTTGGAACACTATCTCCATCTTCTTTA